TTCCGGGGTGCCAATGGCTTGATGCTCCACGGCCACAAGACGGGGCTTGGCTCCGTAAACCTTGAGGAAGTGGACGACGCGGAACTGATCGAAGCCGGGGCGAAGCACGGTAGACCCGTCCTTACCCGCCGCTCCGTGAGCCGCATGAAGCAACGGAAGCGCAAGCAGGCTGAATAAAGCCTCTTGCCTTCGATGATAAAAATCTATAATATCAACCTTGCAACACCAATGCGGATCATTCCATACCATGGCAATCAAAAAGCGTCCCGCCAAACCGAAGGTAAGCGACAAGCTGCGCGGCGTCGATCTGGATTTGTTCAACCGGGCACCCGCGCAGCAATCGATTGCAAGCCCTACGGTCAAGGTCACGATTGATCTTGAGAAACTTTTCGCGGACGCGGTAGCGAACGATGCCGACGAGATTGTTGTACGCATCGCGCAATATACGCCAGAACTAGACCCCGCCAGCTACCAAGCCATAGTGCGATTTAGCGACCGCACCCGTGCATGGGCTTGCGTCGCGCATAAAGACCCGCACATCGCTTTCGTGGATGCGATGCTGCAAGCGGGAAAAATGCCGAGGCCTACCATGAAGAAGCGAATGGAAAAGCATGTCAAACCAAGCCAAGACACAACCGGAATTCTACGAGTTGGTTCTGACAGCGGAATCAAGCGAGTTAAGGGCAGGATTCGAAAAGGAACTTGACGACGCTTACGTCGCCCTCCACGACCTAACAGGGGTCAAGCGCCTCAAGCACCTGAAAGCCATCGACCGTCTTGAGCAAAAGCTTGCATGGCAGGGTGCAAACCCCAAGGTCGTCCCCTTCGAAGAACTGCGGGACCACATCAGGCACCCCGCTGGTCTTGACGCAATTGAAGACAAGTATCAAGCGCGTATCGGCAACAGGGCGACGGCCATCCGCGCCTACTGTGTCCAATGCCAAGGCGGATCGGTCGTCGGCGTCAAGGAATGCGCCAGCGCCACCTGTCCGCTGCATCCGTTCCGAACGGGTAGCGACCCGCTGCGGGGCTACGAGTTGCCGAAAGCCGCGCCAGTCGAAATCCCCGACGAGGATATTGACGATACGCTTTTCGAGGAAGGCGACGACGCCGACGACAAGGACGCAACGGAGTAATCATGCCTATCAAGAAACGTTCAAACGTCCAGATAATTGACGGTCAACCGCAGCCGACAGGATTGAGCATCGTGGCGAAGCCCAAGCAACCCATGCCAGCGCCGCGCTTCACTGTCACGGCAAAGGGGCCTATCCCGCCAGCCACGGCGCGGGCCTTGGGCAACCTCGCCCTCGCCTGCGGGGAAGCCATGCCCGACGCGGGCTTTACCGTGGCCGACCGGGTTAACCTGCTGCGGACCCCGTTCGATACCAAGAACCCGCAAGAGCAACGCTACCGCAACCGCGTCAAGAACCGGGCAACTGCGATCACAGCCATGTGCATAGTCTGCACCGGGAGCCGCAAGCTTGTGACCGAGTGCATGGCAACAGAGTGCCCTCTGTGGGCGTTCAGGTTCGGGGGCGACCCGTTCCGGGGAACACGGGGCAAGTAAATGGCTATCGTCAAACGTCTCGGCCCCGAGGGGCGGCTGCTGGCCCGTATGGGCGATACGTGGCAGCGTCTACTGTGCGCCCCGCTTGTGCGCGGAATGTGCAACCCCCACTACCGCTGGCACGTCCCGGCTGACCCGGCGTCCCTCGCGGAACTTGTCGGCAAATTCTACGGCAAGAACTGGATGACCAAAGTAACCGCCGACGAGAAAATCTTCCTCTACGCGGCTGGCATGGTGGCGCGGCGGGCCGATGTCCCCGGCATCTTGCCAGACCATCATATGGTGCAGCTTGCCCGTTACATGAACGCGGCATCCACCATAGACAAGATCGACAAGAACGAGGTTCCGGTCACTCTCAATATGCGCATGGCGTTGATTTGGGGCATCCCCGAATTCCTTGAGAAGTACACCAAACCGGGTAGTTACAAGTTGCCGCCCTACACGCCACATCCGGTCCCGAAGGGCGATGCCTACATGCTCATGTCATACGAACAACGCAGGGCCTTGGACGCGGCCAACCCCCCAAAGCCCGCGCGCAAGAAATTAGCTAAGCATCGAAAGTAACCTTTACAATCGATTGCAAGCTTCGGAAGTTGCTTGTCGAAAAGTTCTGCGCTATAGTCTGCCAAATCCCCTAGGAGTTTGCAGACATGGCTCTCAACCAGAAGCGCCAGATCAAAGTTCGCAGCCAAGTCAAGCCCGCCCCCGCCGCAGTCCGCAATCGCCGCAGTTCCACTATCTCGGAAGGTGGCCTTCGCGGCATCATCGGCAACACGGCGGTCATGTCGGGCCTCACCGATCTTGAAACCATCGACAAGTCCGTCTACGGCTTGTTCGAAGGCGATCTGCACGGGCCGAACTACAGCATGATCGAAGGTGACATCATCACCAACGCGCAGCTTCGGATCATGGAACCTGTCTACGGATACAAAGACCTGATCAAGACGGCACTCGCCTCCACCATCCTGCGACAGTGCGTCGATTCCTACGTGACCAACATCGAATCCTATGGCACGGAACTGGAATACATCGGGCCGGAAGGGCAAGAGCAATCACGGGCGGCGCAGAACGAGAAGGCGCGGATCAACCGCATCATGGCTGGGTTGACGAATGATGAGCGCACCGTGCAGAAGCACCGCGAGGACAGCCGAATCGACAAGGAAATCCTCGGGGCACGTTGCTTCGAAATCATTCGTGACGCCGCAGGCCGTGTCGTGGGATTTGACCATGTGCCTACTGTCACCATGCGCGTGACCAACCGTGAGCGCGATTACACCACCTACCAGACCTACGATCAGCGCACCGGGGCCTATGTCACGAACAAGCGCCGCTTCCGTCGCTTCGTCCAGATCGATGAGCGCGGACAAAAGACGTGGTTCAAAGAATACGGCGACCCCCGGATTATCAGCCCGAAGAACGGCGAGGTTGACAACAGCCTGTCCATCGAAGACGAGGCGACAGAAATCTACTATGACGCTCTGTACTTCCCCGGCACTCCTTATGGCATCCCGCGTTGGGCTGGGGCTATACCGTCTCTGCTTGGTTCGCGGGAAGCTGAAATGGTCAACTTGAACTTTTTCCGAGACAACGCCATCCCGGCCATGGCTGTGCTTATTTCGGGCGGTGCGCTGACCGAGGAAAGTTTTGACAAAATTGATAATTACATTCAAGGTGTGCGCGGCGCGGCCTCAATGAATCGCATCGTCGTCATGGAGGCCGTGTCGGACGGGTCAGAAGCCGCTGCAATCGACGGCAGTCTGCCTGCCCCAAAAATTGACATAAAACCCATGCTATCGGAGCGTCAGCACGAGGGTCTTTTCAAGGATTATATCGGGGATTCGGAGCGCAAAGCGCGGTCAACCTTCCGCTTGCCGCCAATCTACATCGGCAGCGCGTCCGAGTATAACCGTGCGTCGGCGTTTGCCTCTATGCTTACAGCCGACCAGCAAATCTTTGTGCCGGAACGGACGGCGTGGGATACCATGTTCGACCGCATCGTTCTGTCCACGCACAATGTTTCATACTGGCGTGTACGATCCAGCGGCCCGGGTTTGCAAGACCCGGCAGAGGTTTCTAAGGTCGTGCAGACTCTTGGCAAGGAAGGTGCACTTACGGCCAATGTGGCGATCAAGATTGCCAACCGTTACCTTGACGCCAACATTCAACCCGTCATGGATGAGTGGGGTGATCTGCCGTTCTCGATCATCCTCGAATATGTCAAGAAAGGCGACACGATCAAGGGCTTGGACATTTTCGAGGAACGAGTTTCGAAGGTTTTGCCGCCCGACCCCGACGCCGATCCGCTGGCAATCGAAACACCCGTCGAGCAGGTTGAGGCCGTTCAGAAAGTTGTCCGTAGACTTCTTGACGAAGTTTCGGATAGAATGGCCTCACAGCTTGATGAAGCCCTACAATCGATTGCAGTGTGATGTCAAAGATAGCAGACCTTATCCGCAAGTCTCAGAAAGGCCCCGAACTCGTGGTGACCCGCTATGAGATTGCGAAGGTGGACGAAGATCAGCGCCTCGTTACCGGGCAAGTCTACGCGCCTGACACGCTGGACAGCCACGGCCACTACATGGCGGCAGACGATCTACGGCAACTCGCCCATCAGTTCATGATGGACGGCCTACTTACTTCCATCGACGTTCAGCACGACAACAAGACAGTGCAGGCGTCCATTGTCGAATCCTTCATTGCCCGCAAAGGCGACCCCGACTTCGAAGAAGGCTCGTGGGTTGCCACCGTCAAGATCGATGACATGGCGGTATGGCAGATGGTCAAGGACGGGGACCTCAACGGCTACAGTTTCGAAATCCTGACCTACCGCGAAGACTTCATCGTCAGCGTCGAATATCAAACGTGGTATTATGGCTTTACGGACCCCGATCCGCATGATAATCATGATCACCCATTCATGGTCCGCTTGGACGCAAAGGGGGAAATCGTGTGGGGCATGACTGGCCTCGGTAGCGATGGTTCCCCCGCCCATACCATTAAGTCGAGCAACATCACGCAGAAGACCAGCGGGCATTCGCACCGCATCCACTTGAGGGCAGACGCCGAATGAGAGCCAAAGTCAAAACCGTTCGCCGCAAAGCGTCCAAGTTGCACGGCGCAACCGCTGGCTATGTTTCTCTTGTGGACCGGGGGGCGAATGAGACGCCCTTCAAGATGATCAAATCAGCAGAAGGAGCGGGTGCGATGAGCATCAAGAAGCGCAAGACCGTGGAAACCAAATCCCACAAGAAGATCGCCACTGGCAAGAAGTCCGAGGATTCCCCGACGACGAAGACCGTCATGGCAAAGATGGTGTTTGATCAGGACCACTTCGAAGACGAAGCTGCGGTGCAGGACTGGATCACCAAGGCCGAATGGGATGCCGAAGGCGTCGTGATCACCGATGACGGTGACGGCAATTTCGTGGCCCGCCCCGGCGACACCACGGATGAATCGTTCTCGCGGCTGGCGAAGGTCGATGCCGAATCCGAGGGCGTCGAAGCCTACGTGGGCGAACTGATCGTCAAGGCCGACGATGAGGACGAAGACCTTGATGACGGGGGCGACGAACTCGACGTTGACGAGGACGACGATGAAGACGACG